TATTGCCAGTGATCCAGCAACTAGCCAATTTCACAAAAGATGTCTTAGTTCCTGCCCTTTCATCATTTATTGCCGGATTGACAGGTAAGGGTGGCCTAAAAGAAGGATTTACAGAAACACAAAAAAGCGCTGAGCAATGGGGCATAAGAGCGCGCAAAGTTTTTGATGTCTTAGTTGATTTAAAAGAAGTTGCTATTGCAACCGCCGCAGTCTTAACAACAATCTTTGTGGTCAGCAAAATTCAAGCAGCAGTTGTTGCAACCATTGCATTGATTAACACTTTAATAAAGGCTTACAACGCACTAAAGGCATCAGCAATTGTTGCTGGTATTGCAAGCGCATTTGCGCTCAATCCTTTGCTTGGCGTTGGCGCAACTGCCGGTGCTGCTGCGGTGTTAGCAGCCGCAAATGCAATTGCAAGGCGCAGTGATACCAATGCGGTATCAACAAGCACTAGCGGAACAGGCAGCAACACAGTTCCGAGTTCAAGTTTGCCTAGCGGTTTTACTTCCGGAACATCTATTCCAAAACCTGCGCCTGCGCCTCAGATTACAGAAAGCGCGAGCGCAAGCGGCACAACTCGAACAACTAACGCACCTTCCGTTGCCTCTGCTCCCACAATTCTTCAACCGAGCGGCAACGCAATTCCAAGCACCTTTGATGTTGCAGCCGCAAGAGCCGGCGAAGAACAAGACCGGCCCATTGTTATTAATGTAAATGCACCATCGGTAATTGATGAAACGGGTTTCACTAGGGCAGTTCAACTTGCCATTCAAAACACACAACAACGCGGTGGAGGCGGTGGAGGCTTCGCCCAAATTCTATGACAGTTTTTACACCTGAATGGCGAGTAAAAATTAATGGCACAACAGTCACCGCCATTACCCTTGTCAATTTAACTATCACCTCAGGTCGCCAAACAATTTATGAGCAACCTTCCGCATCCTATTGCAATGTAAGTCTTATCACTGATCCATCTCAATCAGTGCCTTATGAAATAAATGATTCGGTGACAATTGAGGTTAAAAAATCGGACAATACTTATGTCAATTTATTTGGCGGCTTTCTTTCTGATATTGCCGTTGTTGTCACAAACGCCGGCACAATTCAAGCCAGGCAAGAAGTGCGCATTGTAGCACTTGGGGCAATTGCAAGAATGGTCAGGTCTAACTTTGTTGGCAATCTAGGCGCAAACAATGATGGTGACCAAATTCTTGAAGTGCTTGAAGGGGTGCTTTTTGCCTCCTGGAATGAAGTGCCTGGGGCTTTGACTTGGGATAACTACGAACCTGCAACGCAATGGGAAGATGCAGAAAACACAGGTCTTGGCGAAATTGATACGCCTGGAGATTATTCACTTGCCGCATTAAATAATTTAGATCAATCTGTTTATTCCTTAGCAACTCAAATTGCCAATTCAGGTCTAGGTTATTTTTATGAAGATTCGCAAGGTCGAATTGGTTATGCCGATTCAACGCACCGCGCAGAATATCTCGCTGCCAATGGTTATGTTGATTTAGATGCGAGGCAGGCTTTTGGCTCTGGAATGACTATTTTGAAACGCGCCGGAGATGTCAGGAACAGTTTGTCTATTATCTATGGAGCAAGCGGCAATCAATCATATGAAGATGAAGATTTGTCCTCAGTTGCACTATATGGCGAACTGGCTTGGGTGGTCACAACACACTTACAGAATCTAACGGATGCAGAGGATCAAGCCGATTTTTATTTGCAAATTCGAGCGTTCCCTCAATATGAGATGCCAAGCATTACCTATCCACTACAAAACCCCGAAATAGATGATGCAGACCGGGATGCCCTTTTAGAAATATTTATGGGCCAACCTTTAAACATCCAAAATTTGCCATCAAATATGACATTAGGGGAATATCAAGGTTTTGTTGAGGGCTGGACCTGGAGGGCATCTGTAAGCGGCCTTAGTCTAGAATTAACGCTTTCACCAATTGCATTTAGCCTCCAGGCATTTAGATGGAACTCAGTGCCAGTTGGCGAAACTTGGAACTCAATCAGTCCAACATTGGAATGGTATAACGCTACAATAGTCGCTTAAGGAGAATAAATGCCGAATACTACAAATTATAACTGGGCCACCCCAGCAGACACAGACCTTGTTAAAGATGGCGCTTCTGCTATCCGCACACTTGGATCATCTGCTGACACAACAGTCAAAAATTTAAATCCAGGAACTACGGCTGGCGATATTGATTATTACACTAGCAGCACTGCTAAAGCCAGAATTGGTATTGGAACGGCTGGTCAAGTTCTTCGAGTTAATTCTGGGGCAACTGCACCTGAGTGGGCTGCTCCTGCTGGTAGTTCTCCGAATAGTGATTCGGCTGAAGTAACGACGGGTCAGCAGACCAATTCCACTTCTTATACCGATTTGACTACATCAGGTCCAGCGGTCACAGTTACAACAGGCACGAAAGCTTTGGTCATCATTACAGGGCAAATTCAGCCACTCGCTGTTGACCAATTCGCGCTAATGTCTTATGCCGTTTCTGGAACGACGACTATTGCTGCTAACGATAAGTTTGCAATTGCTTTGAGAGGTTCTGGAACTAACGGTCAAAATGTGGTTCGCGCTTCTTCAGCGTTTTTGATAAAAAATCTAACCGCTGGAAGCAACACCTTCACCGCAAAATACAGAGTAGTAGCAGGCACAGGCGAGTTTTTTAATCGTCAAATTACCGTAATAGACTTAGGATCTTAATATGGCAATAACATCAAAAGAAATTAATTTTAATCAATTAGACAGAGAATTAGGAAGTGAAGGTTTATGTTGGGACGATAACGACCCTACGGCAAAAATCATTAAGCCAGCCGATAACTCAACTATTACTGAAGAAGAATTAGAAGCAGCGATTGAGGCTCATATTGCTGGACCAACAGATTACGAAATTAGAGTGCTTAATCGTCAGCAAGGTTTAGCCAAACTTAAAGAGTTAGGTTTCACCGATGATGAAATTACAGCCTTAATCTCATAGCACAATTTATAAAGATGCTGCCTAAACTATGCAAGGCCGGAGTTCAACTACGCGAACAGATTGATGATGATTACCCGGAGAGAGATAGGAAGTCTGATGGATGGATTGCAGACACTAGACACTCAACGCGCAAGTCAGATCACAACCCTGACCCTAAATCGGGCATTGTGCGCGCAATTGATATTGATTCAGATTTAGCGGCACACAAAGAAGAGGTTTTTGACCTTGTTGAAAAGATTCGAAAATGTGCTAAACGCGGAGATAAGCGCATTGCATACATTATTCACAACAAGCGGATTTGCAGTCCAACATTAAATTGGAAGTGGCGTAAATATCGCGGACCAAATCCGCACATTTCACATTTTCATTGCAGTTTCACAACATTGGGAGATGACAACGGAAAACCCTTTGACCTGGAAGGAACTAAAAATGATAAGCGATCTAAAATTAGCAGCAGAGAGTTGGGCGAAAGCCTTTCTAGCAGCAGCGCTAGCGACCTATCTAGCAGTGGGGTTCGACCCTGCTGCAATTGCCAATGCCGCTCTAATCTCAGTTTTGCCTAGCATTATTAATTGGCTTAATCCTAACTACGAGCGCTACGGCAAGATTAAATAATGGAGGCGGCATCAGTCGCTGGCTTCATTGCCTCGGTCTTGGGCTCAATCGGATTAATGATTGCTGGCCTTAGATACATCATAAAACTAGAAAACATCCCCATTGTGTCGCGTCTTGATAAAATGGAAAGTCAATTAGAATTAGCCCTGGCGAAAGGGGTTCGAGGTGGCAACGCGAAAGCGCGTAAGTAAAAAAGCGCCTAAGAGAAAGCGCACAACAAAAGAAACACCTTTGATGAAGATTGATTTTTGGGCTATTGCTGCCAATGAGGTTTATAGAGCCTGCCGCCGCGCTGGAATGGATGAAGGAACTGCCCTGGCTTTTGCGATGGATCGCAGTAGTTATCCTGATTGGATTGTTCCTGCCGATGACCCAATAAAGAAAATTGGTTGGGAAGATGGCGAGGAAGATAACTAATTTTTCGCGAGGTCGAGTTGTTTGAATGGCTAAAGGAGAGAATTCCAGACCTAGAGCCAAGTAGAGCGACCGAAAAATTTGATGGCATTTCGATGGAATATAAGGCCATTTTTGAGTTGAAGTGCCGGCGAACTCACTACGATGATTTAATGATTGAACAGAGCAAGTGGGCTAATCTGGTCGAATACGGGCTTTTAAGGGCCTTTAGAGCCTTTTATATCAGTTCAACGCCTCTCGGCATATACTGCTGGGAATTAGACCCTTTAAACGCCCCTGAATGGCAAATTAAGGCACTACCTACAAAGACCGATTTTGCCAACTCAAAGACTACTTCTAGGCCTGTTGGCTTCCTGCACATAGACAACGCCTGGGATTTATTGCGACACTCCGAAAATCCATTTGCCTAAATCTATTTGATTAAATACATTTAACCCATCGGAAGGCGAATGTCCAACCGATAGGGAGAATAACAATTAACAAAACAACAATTCGGTTTGATGATCAAGCCGGTGCTTGGACCGATGGCAACAATTGGGTCAAAGGCACATTGATAAGAAAATTTGCTAAAGAGAGAATGGGCAAAACCCAACTTCGCGGCAGATTATCCAGAGATGAAGTTGCAGCCTATTGGCTGGACAAATACGGGGTGAGTGCAGATGTTTCCTAATTTGTCTGACACC